TTTCTTTATACACCCGGACCTAGGTGTTCATCCTTTACCAAAGGACTCGGACTACCCGGTTTCCCTACCCAAGGGTAAGAAGTACGGGAGTGCCATTCATCGTCAACTCTAATAGAGTGTCGTGATCGGTATTCCTCAATTCTAATTCCAAAGTCTGTCACCGAGTTTTCCAAAATTCGGAAAGGCATGGCAATGGAAATCGCCCGGCGCTCACTGCGAGCTTCCCGTTCTAACGGAGAAGCCGCGTGAGGTAAGGTAAACGCTGGTATTCGAGGGAGCTTGAAAACTCCATCAAACATCCAGGCCGGCCCTACTATCTCAGGAACTCGCCCCCAAACAAAGCGGGGATCAAACCACGCTGAGTTTAAAGGCTCGACCGGTCCACCAGTAAGTAAGGGTTGCCCCCACCCGTGATATAATCCATACAAACCACGCAAGTAGTTTGTAGGAGAATGTCGGTACTTCTGGACAGACCACGTAAATTGAAGAGGTCTTGGTATAGATTGTATGATCTCATTAAGAGACGACATCTTAGCCGAGAAGAATTCTAAAGACACATATATATGTGCTAAAGTTTTCTCCTCTTGAATTAATTCTTTCCGCAGTTGGATTAATCTACCGTATTGCTCAACAGCGTCTGAACGACGCTCAAGAGTATGCAATAGAACCATGGCATAAGCATAGACAGGAGTAACTCTTCCGTTGGGAAAAGCTTTCCAATGAGTAAGAGCAAACTGTACTAGAGCGCCTACACTTGATCCACGTTCCGCAGCATATGCTGCAAGGAGAAATAGCTGATACTGGAAATTCCAAACTGGAAGCCATGTATCATGTCCCTCCTGTGATGCGTACAAATCCCTAATACTCTTCTCGATTACACTAATCGTAGAAGCGTAAGTTGAGGATAAAAGACTAATAAGAGTCCGCTCTGAATATCCGAGCGAATCCGCACTGACCGATTTGTCAGTTTGGAATGCTAACGGGTTCCCGTAAGCGATCTCTGGTCCTTTAATTAAGGCCAAGAACGAAGACCACGGGCCTGTCTGGTCTGAGTAACGTGAGTTGCTTGGATAGGATAGGACCAATAGCAAACCAAACAAGGCACGAGGAATAGATCCCCTCGAGAAGGTCTCTAAATCTCCTTTCATCCGTGATAACCGAATGTTCGCAGAAGCGGATAGGCTACGCAGAAAACCCTTAGAAGGATCAATGAACCCTCTAGAGATTAACCGACGAATACTTTCCACTCTGGCCCCAATACTATTAATTGTTAATTCCTCTCTTAACGAAATTGGAGAAATATTATCTCCTCCTAAGTAAGTTTGGTTAGCAAAATTAGTTATGGCATCACCATCTGTTCTAGGTGATACAATCCCTTTGTTATTTAGTTTGAATCCTACGGACCGCGCCAAATTAAGGTATGCATCTGAAAGATCTGAACCAGCAATACAAATATCATCACCAAGTACTCGGTACTCTGATGTCGGAAATTTTCCGATTCTATATGCAGCTAACTGTATAACAAAATGATGTGTAATGGCCAGGGCAGCCCATGAGCTTAAAGCTCCCATGGGTTGTCCTCTTGTATATCTTGTAGTAAAGTCGACGTGGAGAACCCCGTCGGCATCTTTAAATGGAGGGAAGTAAAACTCCCGATCCACTAAAAGATTACCCCAAGCTTCGGCTACCCGTGAACCAACCAATCCAGATAAAATCCAGATTGTAAGTTGGAGAGGGATAGTATCCGTAGCAGCAGATAAGTCAAAGGAGTAAACTCCAAGTTGTCTATATCGCTCTACAAAAGATTTTACAGCGGCCTCTTGGTCGAATGTTCCATCTGATTCTAAAGAACGTAATACTGAGAATAACTTCTCGTGCAATGGTTTCATTGCGCATTGCGTCCAATAGTCGACGATGGCAAAAAGTCGTACTTTACCGGCTGCTTCTTCTTTTTCCGCTAACTTTCCTAACGCTAGGATTGGGCGTGAGCCTAACCCTAAACGTTCAAAAGCCGTAGAGTAATTACCGTAAATGAGGAGCATACGCTCCGCAGATACTTTAATATCTTCATACGTTCGAATCAAGAAATCATTTCCAGTAACTCTGCAATATGTTAGAAAATGGTTAACGGGAGCAAGCTCCCATGCCATTAAATCAAAGATAGCACCATGAACTGCATTCGGATCATTTGGTCCAGAATGTGGGGTTCTATAGAGCTTGTTAGTTACAAGACTAGGTAGTTTATTGCAGTTAGCGGTTGCCCATTTCCAAAACAATGGAAGAAAAGCATGAACCTCTGAGATAACTTCACTTCTAAATCCGAATTTTGGTAAACGGATTGTTGAATGTGATTGGAATCCCGGAAGTTCTCCTTTGATCCCCTTGAATATCCCTAGAAAAGAACAATAAGTTCTAATAAATGGCAGATGCCGTGTTCTAAGGAGCCGACGGACGTCGGCAGGAATAAACGAAGGTAAACCGTGAGCTAAAGCTAACGGTGGTCCAAAAGATCGAGTCTCGGTTATAGGAGTACCCGCTAAGTATCGATTCACAGCTATTAATGCTACTTTCATTTTCATGATAGTAAACATAACACCGTGATGACGATATGTGCGTGAGAAATAGCCAACTACTGACATAAGATGTCTATAGTGAGTCTCAGATTGGTATGGAGCCCCGCTCCGTGCTATAAGCAATAGTGCCCAAGTACGAAACAAGGTTCTAACATTTCTGTTAGTCAATGCCAACAATGGCGAGTCACTCGAAGAGTGATACCATGAACGGAATCTACGCCAAGCCGAACCCATAGATCGGATAATATCCGGTCCACGTGTACGAACTACGTTCGTAGTACCGGGGGTTATGCTGGTTCCGGACCCTGATGTATCTCCGGATACACTCCCATTTTCATGGGGTGTAGATAACGATTCTCCTGGACGAAGTAGAACAACTACTAGTTGATCATGGCTAAGCGCTGTATTTACTAAACGGGTATATTGCCCGGGAGTCAAGTACAGTAGCCCCGAAGGGTCAACTGGATCTACGACAACATAAACATCTCGCTGTGCCACTTTACTAGCAATAATACTAGAATAAAGATGGTGTCCAGGGCGATTAAATAGTGGTAGTGATGGTTTCATTTTCTTATAATGTTATATTATTCGGAATATGGCCTATCACCTAATCATTGCTTCTCTATTCATCTTGCGATGTGGAGCAGACAAAGCCCACACTGTCTCTTAGTTTCAACCCTAGGGGACTCCTCGAAAGGTGACATAGAGTATCCTCTGAAGCAGTATATCCTTCTTGCGAAGGAAAGAGGGGCGAGCCTACATTCATTTCTATACAGTAAGTTCAAGCCCGACCCTTATTTTCATAAGCATGGGACTCCTTAGATTTTCAAATAAGGAAGAACTTGCGTATCTTTTCCTCTCTCTGTACTTTATAGAATGTAAATGGCCCCCTTGGCCCTTCCTTTATCCCCAGATTGTGTTATGGAGAATAGTCTCTGCGACACGTCATTTGGCGGAAGAAGCTTAACTAAACACTGATAGCAGGTTTCGAGATAAAAGACTTTTAGACTCCAAGTATCCCTACTTGGCCTAATTATTCATTAGATGTACTACTTATATCCAGTCCTTTCAAAGGATACGGACGTATTACTACCCGGTATCAAACCCGGTGAATATAAAGGAGTAATTGATCGGCTAACGCCATAAAGTCAGAACTCTATTTTAGTCTTGCTGAGCTTCCTTGCTCGGTATACATCTCAGATCGTAACGACCCAAGAAGTCCTCCACTTGGTTGTCTCTTTATTCAATCCTTTCAAAAGGAAGTAATGAGGGGATAACGAGGTTTGAGGACTAGACCTTCTCAAAATGATCTAGTTACC